CATGGCCGCCGGTGATGATGCTGAACACGAACTTCTACCCGAACCTACCTGGGCTCACTTGGAGCGCGGCGACAGTTCGATCCGAATCAAGTGAGGTCGCCATGTACGTCAGCAACCACCTCAGCCTGGTCGAGCAGCACCGCCAGGACGCTTACTCGATATCGGAGCGCACGGCGGAGTTCTTGGCCGCAGGCGGGACAGTCGCGCAGTTGCCAAGCCCGCCCAGCAACCCAGTCCCGCCGAAACGCTCGGCCAAGATCGACCCCGAAACCATCCTCAAGCGCCGCAAGCCGCCCATCACAGCGGCAGAACGTAAGGCGCTGCGCAAACTCGCGGAGGCCCTATGAGCAAGCGCAAACCTCACAACCTCAAAGCCCGCATTGACCGGTCCTGCCGGTCGCTGCTGACCTCCAACCACGTGGCAGTGGTGAACATCGACCCCAGCGGTCGCCAGGGCATGATCAATTACAAGTCGCTCAAGAACATCGCGCCCGGGAAGATTGGCCAGGCCGTCTGCGGTATCCCCCACCGCTGGACGATCTACCTCAGCGCGCTTTGCATCGACGCCCGCGGCGACCGCTACAGCAAGTCAGTTGAGGTGGCGCCCGATGGTGTCTACCTCTCCGACCACCTGGAAGACGTGATCGAGCATTGCTACAAGAAGCTGCGCGACGAAGCCAATCAAAGCCAGATGGTGGCTTCGGGTTGGATCGCCATACCTGAAGCGATTTCGCTCGACGAGGCGCACGCAGCGCGGATCTTCGAAGCGGTCGGCGCCTGGCACCAGGTGAAGGTCGATTCATGCGCCGCATAGCCCGCATCCAGCAACGCAAACGTCAAACCTGGCTCGCACTGCCGGCCAGCGGAATAGAAGAGGTATGTCATGGCCAAATCAGTACAGGAGCGGTCGGCCAAAGCTGCGCAGAAGCGCCTGGCGGTCGCCGAGAAGGAATTGCGGCACAAGGTCAGGCCCGGCATCGAGCAGGCAATAGAGCGGATCCGGCTGCGCGGCAAGGTGCCGATCATCAGCGAGGTCCTACAGATCGCCATCATGAAGATGGACTTGATGGGCGACAACGAACTGATCGAGTTCTTGCGTTATCCGCGCCACGAAATCGTGATTAGCGAAAACGTGGCGCGCTTGTTTCACAGTCAAAGCATGTACGAAATTCAAAGAAATTCAGGCGACGAGATAATTGAACCGAGCTCTAATGCTTGAAACCGGTGATAAATTCAGGGACCGAAATGCTCCAACCGAAGTTCACGGTGCAAATGAGCAAGATGCTCCATACAACCATAAGTGCAACCCCAAGCTGTATAGGAACTTTGCTCACTGAAAACTTTCTCAGGATGAGATACCTCATAACTACGCCGGTGCCACCGCTCTCTAGCCTTGTCTTGACTGCTTCGCGTATATACTCTTTCTTTTGCGAGAAAAGTCTTACAGGGTCTCTATCTGGCCGCTGCTCAAGTATGGCCAAGAGCCTTATTTCAGAATCTCGCAGTTCTGCCTCCCAGTGCTCCTGCCAGTACTTTGCGCCTGCTGCGATCTTAGTCTGATACCACGACACAAGCCCACCAGTAATACATGCCATAAATGACACAACTGGGAACGTACCTACCGACTGCACTAGCCCAGCGAACAAAACACCCTGAAAAATCATAAGGAAGTTGTTTCGATTGGTTAACTGACCAATTTCGAAGTTCCTAATTTCAATACAGCGCTCGTAAACACGCTTCGCTGCGTCAAGCTTTTCTTTTTCAGCTTCGGTCATAGCCACTCCCTGATCGGCTTTGTTATTAGACAGTACTGAATACCCCATACGAAACCAAATTGCCACCACCGGTCACGGAGGGCGGCGCCTGACTGGAGATAGTCCATGAGCAATTACATGTACAAGACCACCGCCTCTGCCGTGGTTGCCGCGGTGAAGGCCTGGGACACCAAGCGCGCGGCCTGGAACGCGCAGCGCGCCAAGCTGGGCCAGGTGTTCGGCGGCGAGACTTCGCCAATGCGCTCCGGCAGCCGTAGCTATGTCGGCGGCGTGAAGCTCAGCGCGAGCCGTGATCTGGATGTGCACTGGTGCCGTCCGGACCAGTACGGTTACCGAGCGCTACGCTCCAGCGCCAAGCCTGCGAAAGGAGCGTCAAAGGAATCGCGGGCCGCCCGGGTCGCCGAGCATGAGCGCCTGTCGGCTCTCTGGAAGGAACATTGCCCTGCTAGCATCGATATGGACGAAGCCTGGGAGGCGATCGGCCTGAACCCGGGGGCACTGTGGATGTGCGGCGGCGTGTTCTTCGAACTGGATGGGGTTGTTTACCTGAACCTCGGCCTCAGGCTTGAGGATGGACACGAGAACATCGAGGGCGCCGCCGAGATCCTCGGCAGCGAGTTTGAAGCGGCACGTCAGCAGGTGTTGGGGCAGCGCAAGGCTGCGTAATCGCGATGCAGTGTCAAAATTTACTCGGACACTTGAACAGCTGAATACTTGCACTGCTCAGCTTTGGATATGAGCCGAGCACGTAAAGAGTCTGAACTTGATTTTTCTGGGCGATAAATCCTTCGCAGCTATACCCGCACGATGCATTGGTGGTGAAGCATACGTTCTCGCCTGTTAGCTCGTACAAGTCTGGCGGCCAGGACAAGCAATCGTATTTACCACCGATAGGACAAGTAACTTGCTGGATGTCGCCCGCAGCGAGAATTTGTGAGCCTGGAAGACTTTGCATTTCCCCATAAGCGAACACCTGGCTGCAGGTCACCATAAGCCACAGGCCGGCTAGCTTATTAATTGCTTTCACACTCTCTCCTTGATCCGGCTCCATGCCGGTCACCCGTAATACCCCAACACAAACCAAATTGCCACCGTCCTCATAGAGGGCGGTGCCTGCCCGAGATAACGCCATGAACCCCTATGCCCTGCGCGGCAAGACCGTCGTGAGCTTTTCCGGCGGCCGCACCAGCGCCTACATGCTGCGCCAGGTGCTGGATGCCAACGAGGATCACAGCGACCTACTGGTGCTGTTCGCCAACACTGGCAAAGAACACCCAGCCACCCTGGACTTCGTACAGGACTGCGCCGAACGATGGGGAGTGCCGATCACTTGGCTTGAATTCCGAGATGACGATGCGGGGTTTGCGGTCGTCGATTTCGCCAGCGCCAGTCGGGCCGGGGAACCATTCTCCGCAATCATCAAGAAGAGAAAATACCTACCCAACCCAGTTACCAGGTTCTGTACGGTCGAGCTCAAGATTCGGACGATGCACCGGTATCTCAAGTCGATCGGCTGGACAAACAATGACGGTGATTGGGATCAAATGATTGGCATTCGGGCAGACGAGCAGCGCCGGGTTTCGAAAATCAGAAAGCGCGGCACAAGCACCGAGACGCCGCGCGAGCATATGCTAATGCCCCTGGCAGACGCCGGTGTTTCAGTTCATGACGTTGGGAAGTTCTGGGACGCTCAGCCATTCAACCTAATGCTGTCCACGGTTAACGGGCGAACGCTGGAAGGCAACTGCGATTGCTGTTTCCTAAAGCCCTTGGGCCAGGTCTATTCGATCATTGCTTCCGACAGGGGCAAAGGCGAGTGGTGGGCCAAGGAGGAAGCGGCCACTGAGTCGACCGGCATGTTCGCTGGCGACGGCGCACGCTTTCGCAAGGATCGCCCCAGCTATCAGCAGATGCTCGATTACTCAGATATTCAGATCGACATGTTCGCCGAGAGCGACGATGCCATCGAGTGCTTCTGCGGAGACTGAAACCGCTTTGGACCACCGATTTCTCATTCGGTCAGATCGACAAGCGTAGCCCGGGGGGCTTTCCCGGCCTTGACGTCATCCCATGCACTCTGCAGTACAGGCCGATTTCTATCGATCCAGCTCGCCACCTTTTTGTCGTACTTGAGTGGAAGTTTGCCAGCGAGGCGCTCACCGGTATCGACCGCGAAACTAGCGGTATGACGCAGCGGACCATAGTCGATATGAATATGAGCTCGAGCATGCTGATCAGGCTCCATTCTAAGAGCAAGACGCTGTAGGCGTAGCAGAAGAAACTGCATATCACCGCCGCCTCTCGAAGGTGCGCTCAGCATATCAACCATTGCCAAGTCCTTTTGTAACGCTAAGCCCTGCTCTTCCATGGTTCCGACCTCGCTCGAAAAGATGCCATCGTGCCAGCGCGCCTAGCTATTTCCTACATCGATTTTTAATCAACCCTATAACGCGACCGCCCAGGCGAGGACGACCCATGACCGCATTTCAGAAACCTCCCTTCGATTTCAAAACGCAGTATGCCCTCGGCTTCAATCCCCAGGATGACGAAATCGTCGTGGATTTCTTCTGTGGCGGCGGTGGCGCCGGTACCGGTCTGGAAATGGGCCTTGGCCGCAAAGTGGACGTGGCCAAGAACCACAGCCCGGCGGCGATCAGCATGCACACGGTCAATCATCCCGGCACGAAGCACTTCACCACTGACGTTTTTGAAGGCGATCCGGATACTGAATGCGGGGGCCGGGCCGTGGGCTGGTTCCACATGTCGCCAGACTGCACCCACCACAGCCAGGCGGCTGGCGGGCAGCCGCGCAAGCGGGAGATTCGCAACCTGTCGTGGATCGGCCTCAAGTGGGGCGGCAAGAAGCGCCCCCGGGTGATCAGCCTGGAGAACGTGAAACAGATCCTGCAGTGGGGCCGGTTGATCGCCAAGCGCGACAAGGCCACCGGCCGGGTGGTGACCCTGGACCAGGTGCCGCACCCGACGAAGAAAGGGAAAACCACCAACCGTGTCGCTGGGCCAGGCGAACAGGTGCCGGTGTCGAACCAGTTCCTGGTACCGGACCCGAAACAACGCGGCCGCACCTGGCGCCGCTTCGTGGCCCTGCTGGAAGGCATGGGCTATGTGGTGGAGTGGAAGGTGATCAAGGCTTGCGACTTCGGCGCGCCGACCAGCCGGGAGCGCCTGTTCATGATCGCCCGGTGCGACGGCCGGCCGGTGGTGTGGCCGGAGCCGACTCACGCGAAAAGCCCGGCCAAGGGCCAGCAGAAGTACAAGACTGCCGCCGACTGCATCGACTTCAGCGACCTGGGCAAGAGCATCTTCGGCCGCAAGAAAGACCTGGCCGAGGCCACCCTGCGCCGCGTCGCCAAGGGCATGAAGAAATTCGTCATCGACAGCCCGGCGCCGTTCATTGTGCCTATCGCGAACTGGTCGGGTGAGTCGGTGCAGTCCGCCGGCGAGCCACTGCGCACGATCACCTCCTACCCCAAGGGCGGTGCCTTCTCGGTGGTCAGCCCGGTGATCGCACCTGCAACGCACCAGGGTAGCGACCGGATCAATGACCCGCTCGAACCACTGCCGACGGTGACCTGCGCGAACCGCGGCGAGCTGACGCTGATCAGCCCATTGATGGTCGGGGCCGGTGGCCCGGAGTACTCAGGCAAGCCGGTGGGCATGGACCAGCCGGTGGGCACGCTGATGACCCAGAACCAGCGAGCGATCGCAGCGGCACATCTGGTGAAGTTCCGCTTCGATGACGCGGGCAAGGCGCTGGACGAGCCACTGCCGACAATCACCAGTGGCGGCAACTACCAGCGCCCGGCCGGCGCCGCTCACGCCATGGGCATATCCACAGTGTTCATGGCGCAAATGAACGGCGGCTTCAACACCACCGACGCAAAAAGCATCGAAGACCCGATGACCACGGTGACCAACACCGGCAGCCAGCAACAGCTGGTGGCGGCGAACCTGGTGCACTTGCGCGGAAACTGCGATGCGAGGGACATAAATGATCCGCTGCACACCATCAGCGCCGGCGGCCAGCACCACGGGTTAGCCAGCGCATTCATGGAGCGGGCATTCGGTGGCAGTGTTGGCCAGGGACTGGAAGAGCCGGCACCGACCATCACCGCCGGTGGCGGCGGCAAGAGTTCGCTGGTGTCACTCACACTCTCGCCGGAGCATGAAGCGGGTGCCCTGCGCGTTGCCGCCTTCCTGATAAGCTACTACGGCACCGAGAACATCAGCGGTTGCGATGCGCCGGCGCCAACCATCACCACCAAGGACCGACTGGCCATGGTCACCGTGATGGTCAAGGGCACACCCTACGTGATCGTCGACATCTGTCTGCGGATGCTGAAGCCGGCTGAGCTGTACAAGGCTCAGGGCTTCCCGAGCGATTACATCATCAGCCACGGCGCCGACGGCAAACCATTCACCAAGACCCAGCAGGTGCACATGTGCGGAAACAGCGTCAGCCCGCCGCCTATGGCTGCGCTGGCGCGGGCCAATGACCCATGGCGAATGGCTGACCGTCAGGCCGTTGCGGCTTAAACGGCCTCGGCAATCAACCGGGCCCCGACCTCACGCCCAGCCACCTGCGCCAGGCCACGATCAACATAGGTACGGTCACCCGCAACAACCGGCACCACCACCTCACCACCGCGCTTCACCTCGACGTTGATACGCCAGGTCTCCCGGCCCTCCTCGTCCTTGTCGCACTCCATGTAGTTCCAAACCTGAAAGCCTTCGATGTCATCGTAAATATCGTGCTTTGTCATGGTCCAGCCCATTTAGAGGAAAGGGCCATCGTAGCACCACACCCCGGGCGTGGCCCGGCAAGGACTCCCCATGCCTACAGAAAACCGCAAGCCAGACATCCGCAGCATCGTTACCGACTCGCTGGTCGGCATGATCGCCGCTGTTACTCGAACCACGCCGCCGGCGAACGAGCCGCTTCCGTCATTCATCCAGGCTCCTGTTGATCGGGCAGTTGATCGCATCAAGTCATTCCTGCTGCCCGGAGTAACCCTCCAGGCGGCCCGCGCCAACCGCGTGTACGTGGCCGGCCCCATGACTGGTATCGCCGACTTCAACTACCCGGCCTTCAATGCCGTGGCCGACCAGCTGCGCGCCCAAGGCTTCGAAGTCGAAAACCCGGCAGACCACGGGATCGTAGAGGGCGCCCAGTGGGCCGACTACATGGCCTACGACCTTACCCGCCTGGGCCTGTGCGGCGTCATCGCCCTACTGCCGGGCTGGGAGAAATCGCAAGGTGCCAAGCTGGAAGTCCTGATCACCGAAAGCCTCGGCATGACGGTTGTGAATGCCCATGAACTGGTAACGAGGGAGAATGCCGCAGTACCAACATTTTCCAAGCTGATGTAAAAAGTACAGCTGCCATCTAAGACATTCACTGGATTCCGACCAACACATGCAGATCCTTCGTACTGGAACAGTTTTGACTGGCGAATACGCCGGTTGGACGATAGAAATTCAGGATGACCGCGCAGGTGAAACCGGAGGTTATTACCTGTTCCTGGTCCAGAACGAATCAAATGGTTTCGATTCTTGGTTTGAATTCATAGAGCAGCTGCAGCAACAAATTTCAGAACTCGACGTTCACTGGAATTAGCGCCTCACTCTTTCGTTCCACCCCTCCCCATCCCTCCCCCTTCAAAGTCAGCCGCTATAGCGGCAAGGACGAAGTCATGCCTGAAGAAAAGATTGTGTTCGTCAACAGCGAGCCAGCCAAGTGCGGCTGCAAGATGGAATTCAGCTCTGGCGGCGGGCACTACTCCGACGTGGTGTACGTCACTCCATGCCAGGATCACAGCGGCAACAAGCCGTTCGGGCCGGTCGAGGTCAAGCGCGATGCGGACGGCTGGTGGTATCACCCGAACATTCCGAGCTTTGGCGAAGGCGAAGACCCGGCGCCCTACATTGCCTGGGTCAAGGAACAGGGGCTGGAGCTGCAAGGCTGGCACTCTGGCGACGAGCTCGAGGAGCTACCTGACGAGGATGCCGCGTGCACCGCCTGGAATCCCGAATCACCGGGCCCTGAGTGGTTCCTGATGGGGATCTTCGATACGGATGACGGCCCCTACGTGCAGTGGGCGCGCCGGGTGACGCCATGATCGCCACCCTCTGGTTCGCCTACGTCTTCATCTACGAGCGACTGGGCAAGGATGTGACCAGCGGACCAAGGCGTTGAGTTACTAGCCCAGAGGAAGGGAGTTGTTTAACTCTCAGCTAACTACTTCGGTCCACTGATTCAC